CGCTAAAGCTAACTGCTTAAGATTCTTAGAAACCTGTGCTACTAAAGGTATTAAACCTGTCTTAGTTACTAGCTTTCCTAGACCTAGTAATTATACTACGGCAGAGTTAGCGTTACTTGAAGGCGTTGAAACTTTTGCTACACAGACAGGCTTTAAAACAGTATCCCCTTTGAAGTTATTTGGAGACGCTAATGGTGTTTGGTTGACAGGTATAAACGAAGATAGTAGCCATATGACACCAGAAGGTTATGACCAACTAGCAGCAGCCATTGTAGAAAAACTAGTATAAATATTTATTAATAATACGTCCGAAAGATAATAAATGTAGTTTTTATAAGGAGTAAATATGTCTATGAATAATATCAGTAATAATAATACGCAAGATTTTTTTATAGAGTTAGTTAGATTACGAGGTAATAAACCTAACTTAACTATAGAAGAATTATTTATATTAATAAAGGGTGATGAGATAGAATATAAAGCGTTTGGTATCTCAAAACAAGCAGCAATAGCTACCGCTAAAAGGGTATTTAAGTTAGGTTCAGTATTACCTTTACCTTCTGGAGGTGAAGGATTAACGCCACCACCCTTTAACGAAGAAACAGATAGCGCTATTTTTGAACGTGGTTATAGTGGTGGCTCAGTAAGTTTTGCTAACCCTGTTTTGGAAATAGCAAACAATGAAGTATTCAATGATAGCTCTGATATATCAAAGATAAGCAATAATAAAATACGGTTGGAAGGTGGTTACAAATACAAGATTGAAGCCTTTATTAATTGTACTAGTGTTAACACTAACTCATTTACGAACTTTCAGATTTTTAACGCCTCTGATACTGAATTCATAGGTGTTGAGGGAACCGTAATATTGACCGACAATAATGGTAATTCAGGCTCGTTAATACATCCAGTAGCTTATATAAATAAATCTACAGCGGTTGAGTTTGAGGTACAATTCAGTGGCGGGGATGATGTTACAGGCTATAACGCTGTTATTGTTATTGAGAAAGTATCATCTGCGATAAGTAGTCAAGAGCTATTTAGTAAGTTAGAGTTAAGCGAATTACTAAACACTTACGCAAGCGTAGGGTACACTCAGAAGCAGTCTAACGGCACAAACATACCACTGGTTATTAACGGTATTATTGGTACAGGTAACGAAGACCTTACACCGCCTGATAACCCTCAGCCTTTAACTGGCGGGGATTATAAAGGGTTTATTAAGATTTCACAGTTTGACGAAATAGACGCGAGCGAATCAATGACTATTCTTAATGGTGAAATCATTATAGGTCAAAGTGGTGATTATTATACTAGCCATGCGTGGTTGGATATTTCATGTACAGCAAACGGCAATAACATCGGCTTTATATTTGGCATAGAGAGAGCAGGTCAATATGTTTTTAGTCAAAGACCGACAGGGATGCGCGGAAGTAACGGGCAAGACCGTACTAATATTGCAGGTGGTGGTTTTTTAAATGGTTTGCTTGCTGGTGACAAATTATCGGTATGGGTAGCGAGCGAAAAAGATGCTAACATAACTATTTATGATGCCAATTTAGGCTTAAATTTACGAAGTAAAACTTAAATAACTTATAAATTATTAACTTAATTTACTCAAGGGAAAGGGGAAGTTAATGTACCCCTCCCCTCCCTTTTTTTTTATACCTAAAAGATATTAGTCAACTTTAAGTAAAAAATTAGACTCCTTATCTGGGAGTTTTTACACGAAAATGCTATATTAGCATTCCATTTAACATTTAACAGGAGATATATATATATGAAAAATTTATTGTATGTATTTAAGGATAAGGTGAAATAATGAAAAAGGTATTTCAAAAAGAAAATATTTTACCTGCGGCATTACTTGCTTTTGTGAGTTGGCTGGGTGTAAATGCAGTTAGTAGCGATGTTGCTATTGCCTCTTTACAGACTTCCCAGCACGAAGATGATAGAGTTAATAATTTAGTTTATGAAATTAGTAATACTATCCCTAGTATTAATACAAAGTTGGAATCTATAGAAAGTTTAGTTAATAAGAATATGGAATTAACTCAGACTTTATCAAAAGAACAGACTGCTATTAATTTAAGGATGTTTTGTAATTCGGTTTTTGATGACAAAACTTCGTCCACATATTTAAAATGTATCAATGAAATTACTAAGAGTAATTAATTATGAATAATGGGGTAATTAGTTTATTACTCCTTTCTATTAGTGGATGTAGTACTTTAGGGTTGTTTAATACAGTTAATCCTTTAAAAGATACCCCTGGTATTAGTGCTACAGCTCAAATAGGAAAGGAGAACACTAGTGATACTAGTAAACAGTTAGTTAAAGCTGATATTGGTTCATCTGATAAGATTAAAGGTAATCAAAATAACATTGAAGAAAAGAATCAAGTTACAGGTAATCAAACAATATCTAAAACAACTAATGTTCCTTGGTGGAGTGCTCTATTACTATTGTTTGTTAGACCTTTAGTAGTTTTAAGAGAAACAATAGATTTATTTAGGAGAAAGAAAAATGAAAATGAAATTACATAGATGGTTAAACACAGCAATAGTTACACTGGTTCTAGTAGGAGGTATTTTTATAAGTACGAATGTTTATGGTAAGTACCAAAATCTATTACTGGCTCAAGGACATGCATCTGAGATGGCTCAGATAGTTTCTGATGAGGGTTTTAGAAGTTGTAAGTACAAAGATTCAAAAGGACTAGGGACTGTAGGATTTGGGCACCTCATACTGCCTAATGAGAACATTACTTGTGTTACTCCACAGAAAGCTATTAACTTACTTCAGAATGACTATTACATAGCTTGGGCTGCAGTAGAAAAGAACTTTCCTTGGGCAGATGGTGAAGTTAAGTTAGTACTAACTAATATGTCTTATCAAATAGGTATAACTAAGTTACGTAAGTTTGAAAAGACATTAAAATATTTAGAAGAAGAGAATTATACTAGTGCTTCAATGGAAATGATTGATTCTAAGTGGTATAAAGAAACACCTAAGAGAGCTATGAGATTAGCTGTCAGAATATTAGCATTAGAGGAATCACATGGCAATTAAAGTAGAAGATTTACTAAAGGATATTGATTATGGGGAAAATGGGGATTATACACCGAGCCAGTTTGCAATAGAGTTTATAGAGTTTATTAAGCTTGTTAATGGTACAGAAGGTGAGTCTCATAAGTCTCCAGTAGTACATTACCGTATGTTAGATAACTTAATAGAGGATAATGGAAAGGATACTATTAACATGTGTCACCGTGGTATGGCAAAGACCACACTATTAGGTGAATACTTGTTCCTATACTTAGCAGTCTTTGGTAAGTTACCTAACTTTGGTAGTGTAAGTCTAGCTATCTATGTATCAGACAGTATAGAGAATGGTGTTAAGAATATGAGGAAGAACTTAGAGTTCCGTTGGGAAAACTCAGAGTTTTTACGTAAGTATATTCCTAAAACTAGATTTACTGATGTCAGATATGAGTTTGAAAACATAGATGGTAGAAAGTTTATTGTTAAAGGTTATGGTGCTAAGACAGGTGTTCGTGGTGCTAAGGAAATGGGTATGCGCCCTCAGTTAGCAGTACTAGATGATTTGGTATCAGATGAAGATGCAAGGTCTGCAACAGTAATTGAATCCATTGAGGCGACAGTAGATAAAGCGATTGAATTCGCATTAGACCCTGCACGTAAAAAAGTAGTTTGGTCAGGTACACCGTTTAACTCGAAAGACCCATTATATAAAGCAGTTGAGTCAGGAGCATATAACGTTAACGTATATCCTGTATGTAAACAGTACCCTTGTGAACGTGAAGAGTTCCAAGGTAGTTGGGAAGACCGTTTTAGTTATGATTATGTTAAGAATCAATATGACAAACTTAAACTAAAAGGTAATGTTGCAGCATTTAACCAAGAGCTTATGCTACGTATTATGAGTGAGGATGACAGACTGGTTCAGAATAATGAGATACGTTGGTATAACAGGGACCAAGTTATTAAGAATTTAGGTAACTTTAATATATTTATTACTACTGACTTTGCAACCTCAGAAAAGACTGCATCAGATTTCTCTGTTATCAGTGTTTGGGGTATTAACAACAATGGTGATTGGTACTGGTTAGATGGTATATGTAAACGTCAGCTTATGGATGCAAACATAGATGACCTATTCTATCTAGCGAGAAAGTACTCTCCAATGTCAGTAGGTATTGAGGTATCAGGTCAACAAGGTGGTTTTATTCCTTGGATACAAAAAGAGATGGGGGATAGGAACTGTTACTTTAGTTTAGCTAGTGAGAACAATAGTAATGCTCCAGGTATACGTCCTACTACTAACAAGATGCAAAGGTTTAATGTTGTTGTTCCTTGGTTCAAAGCAGGTAAGATGTATTTCCCTGAAGACATGAGAAACTCAGCACCTATGAGACAGTTTGAAGATGAGATTGGATTAGTATCTCCTTCAGGGTTTAAGTCTAAGCACGATGACTTTAGTGACACCATATCTATGCTATCTTTGATGAATACCTTCGCACCCTCTGGTTCAATGAAGATGGTTCAAGATGATAATGGACTATGGGGAGAGGAAGAAGATTATGATGATAATTGTGAGTATCAATCATATTTAGTTTAACATACAATACGCTTTCCAATTGCAAAAGGAGAATATAATGATTTTATCAGATTTTTTTGAACTATTAGAATATGGAGAGCTTGCAAACCTTTCTTTATCTGGTGGTATCAATGACGAAAAAGGGATACGGGTAGAGGATTACCCTACTTTAATATCCCACATTAATTTAGGTTTATCAGATTTACATACAAAGTTTAATTTAAAAGAAAGAGAAGTAGTGTTACAAGAGTACTCATCTATAACTCACTATGATTTAGACTCTAAGTATGCAGTGACAAATACCTCTAGTACCGAACCAGTTAAGTATATACTTGATTCATCTACTTCAGTATTTAATGATGATGTACTAAGAATTAATTGTGCATTTAATGAGATAGGTGAAGAGTTACCTATAAATGATGAGTATCAACCAAAGTCTATATTTTTAAATGGGTATAGAACCATTCAGATACCTTTTCCTGTTGATACAAATACTATATTTATTATGTATAGAGCTAATCATGCTAAGTTGGATGTAAAAGTTCCTGACCTAAATGCAGAAATAGAATTACCTGCATATTGTGTTGAAGCTTTATTATCTTATGTTGCTTCTAGAGTACATGGGCAAAGAACATCTCAAGAAGCACAAGGTACTGCAGTTAACTTAATGGCAAAGTATTCTTTATTATGTGATCAAATAGAGTTACGTAATATGTTACATAATAGTCCAGACAATACTAACTTTAAATTAGGAGTAAATAGATGGGTATAAGACCTAGTTCGCAAAGCTCCCCAGGAGTTGTAGAAAAATACATAGGAACTGATGTAGATGACGTAATTAGCGTAGCTAACAGTATTGATGAGGTTATTGTTGTAGCCAATAATATAGATGATGTTGTTTCTGTTGCAAACAATGAAACTAATATTAATATAGTTGCAGAAAACATTGGAACAACCCTTAAATATTTAGGGGCTTCAACATCAAACCCTACACAACGTTTAAATGGAGATCCTTTAGAAGCAGGGGATTATTATTATAATACTTTTTCAGATACATTTTTTTATTTAGATTCAGATTTAACTAGCTGGACTGAAGCAGATATTGAAGGTATTTTAGAGTCTGCTTCGGAAGCAGAAGCTGCAAAGATTGCGGCTGAGTTGTCAGCAGTTAATGCACAAGCTAGTGAAGCTGCTGCTTTAGCAAGTGAACAGAATGCTAAGAATTCAGAAAATATTTCTACAGCAAACGAAATTGCTACCTCTGCAGATGTTGTAATTACAAATGCTGATGCAGTAACCACAACTAACAATGCATTAATTACTACTGCCAATAAAAACCAAACTCAAGCAGATAGTATTGCCACAGCTAATGATGCTTTAAATACTGGAGCAGATAGGGTACAGACTGGATTAGATAGGGTGTATACAGAAGCAAATGCTGCTTCAACTTTAGCAGACGCACAACAAACTGCATCAGATAGAGTACAAACTACATCAGATGCTATACAAACGTCTTCAGATAGACTTGCAGTAGAAAGTTTATATGATACTTATGATGATAGATATTTAGGTAGTAAAGCTTCAGATCCTACTGTAGATAATGATGGTGACCCTTTAAATATAGGTGCGGTTTACTTTAATACAGTATCTAACTCTACTAGATTTTATAATGGGGTTATTTGGGAAACTCCAAATGAAGCAGCTACTGAAGCTGCATTAATTGCATCTACTAAAGCAAGTGAAGCAAATACAAGTGCAATCAATGCATTAAATTCTGAAAATGAAGCGGATGCAAGTGCTATTTCTGCTGCAACTGATGCATTGACTGCGACTACTCAAGCAGCTATTGCACAGGCTTCTGAAATTAATGCCAGTAATAGTGCATCAAATGCTTCAAGTTCTGAAAGTAATGCTGCTACATCTGAAGTTAATTCTGTTAACGCTGCATCTTTAGCTAATATCAAAGCAAATGAAGCTTCTGTTAGTGCAAGTGCTGCAAGTGCATCAGAAACTGTAGCTTTAGCTCAAGCAACTTTAGCTCAAAGCTCTGAAGAAAAAGCTGAACAGTATGCAGTTTATCCCGAAGATGTTGTAATTCCAGGGACTGCAGATTACTCAGCATACCATTGGTCACGTAAAGCATCTGAAATTGCAGGGGGTACCGCACCTAATTCACTTAAGTTAGGAGGTAAGACATTACACTCTACAGGCAATAACTATGATGTAGTTACTTTTGTAGATAACACTGGCTCAATAGACATAGGTAATAGGATAGATTTTCATGAAAGCAATTTAGATACTTCTGATTTTTCTGCATCTATTACGAGTAATGGTGGGATTTTAGAGTCTAGTAGTACTTTTAAAGCGTCTGAATTATATGATGATAATAATAGAGTATACTCAGACGGTAATAAGCCTTCTGCTGTAGATTTAGGGGTATTACCTGATACTACAACTACAGATGATATTGATGATAGTATTAGTGTAAACAAGTATACAACACAGGCAGACATAACAAAGCTGTCAGGTATTGAAGATAATGCCACTGCTAACAGTACGGATGCTACCTTATTAGATAGAAGTAATCATACAGGTACCCAAACAGCTAGCACCATTAGCGACTTTGGTTTAACAGTTAGTGCAAATACTGATGTATTAAATAATACTGCTAAAGTAAGTTTCCCAGAAGCGCTTATCAATGGCAAGCAGTATGCTCGTAAAGATGCAGGTTGGGAAGAAATTACAAGTGCATCACCTGAGTTCATCGCTGATGGAGGTTCGTATATTATAGGAGCTACACAAGAGATAGTTGATTTAACTTACGAGGGTGATGGTACTTTAGTCTTACCTGCTTCGTTAACTAAAGGTTCTAGGTTTTACGCAAGGGTGTCCTCTACTGCTAGTGAGGGTAAGCTATTAACTATATTGAACCCTAACTTTACAATCATAGGGGATAAGCTAACGGTTCCTTCAGGCACAGACCTACAACTGGAACCATCACAACTAGTAATCCTAGAAGCAATTAACACAACAACATTGGAGATCATATAATGCCTAGTTTATTATTAAAAGAAGTAGAGGGTTCAGGGGGTACAGGTTTTCTTAACTCAACCCCCGTCGAAAACGGACAGCTATTAACCGCTAACGAAAAGTATTTTCTAAGTGATACTGTCGGTTCGGTCTCACTCCCTAACGGTGCTGGGATAGAGC